TCAGGAACGGTTGATAATAGAGGGTCTAATGGTGCTCTTCACGGATTAACAAAGTTTTCAATGGAAGATGTACCGGCAAATCATTTCTTTTTAGAATATATTGCAAGACCTCAAACCGCTGAAATATTTTTTGAAGAAGTTTTAATGGCCTGTGTGTTTTATGGCATGCCAATACTTGCAGAAAATAATAAAGCAAGATTATTATATCATTTCAAGAGAAGAGGTTATAGAGGGTTCTCAATGAATAGACCAGATAAAATATGGAATAAATTATCACCTGCTGAAAAAGAAATTGGTGGAATACCAAACTCAGGACAAGATATTATACAAGCCCACGCGGCTGCAATTGAAACCTATATAGAACATCACGTAGGGGATTTAGGGGATTCATATGGAGATATGTATTTCCAAAAGACTTTAGAAGATTGGGCAAGATTTAATATAAATGACAGAACAAAACATGATGCCTCAATAAGTTCAGGATTAGCTATAATGGCATGCAATAAACATATGTACACGCCAACTAGTAGTTTCCAAAAGGATAAAGTTCCTTTAAACTTTAAAAAATATAATAATGAAGGTTATAGTTCAAAAATAATATAATAGATGATTTATACAAACAATAATAGTTCTTTCCCTAGTCAGGTGGTACCGGATGAGGTAAAACAAAGTTATGAATACGGAGCTTTAGTCGGCAGAGCTATTGAAAACGAATGGTTTAGAGGAGATAGAGTTGGTGGTGGTGTAGGAAATAGATGGGGATCAAATTGGCAAAACTTTCATAACTTGCGTCTTTATGCAAGAGGTGAACAATCTGTTCAAAAATATAAAGATGAATTATCTATTAATGGTGATTTATCATATCTTAATTTAGATTGGAAACCAATTCCTATTATACCTAAGTTTGTTGACATTGTTGTTAATGGTATATCAAGTAAAAATTATGAGATCAAGGCTTATGCCGAAGATCCAGAGGCCGTAGAAGCTAAAACAAAATATGCTGAAGGTATCATAAGGGATATGATGGCAAAAGATTTGTTAAATAGTATTCAATCTAAATTGGGTGTTAATTTATATAATAGCCCTAATCCGCAAGAAATACCTGAAACAAAAGAAGAATTAGAAATTCATTTGCAATTAGATTATAATCAAGCTATTGAAATTGCCGAGGAAGAAGTAATAAATCAAATATTAGATCGCAATAGGTATACATTAATCAATAGAAGATTAAACTATGATTTAACTGTATTAGGTATTGCAGCAGCAAAAACAAATTGGAATGAAGCTAATGGTGTAGTTATTGAATATGTTGATCCTGCTAATTTAGTTTATTCTTATACAGAAGATCCAAACTTTGAAGATCTATATTATGTAGGAGAAGTTAAATCTGTTCCATTAGAAGAACTTAAAAAAGAATTTCCATATTTAAGTGATGCAGATTTAAAAGAAATAGAAAAATTTCCTGGTAATGCAAATTATACTCGTAATTATTACGGAGCTGATACAAATGATAATACTGTCCAAGTATTATATTTTGAATATAAAACATATTCTAATCAAGTCTTTAAAATTAAACAGACTGAAAATGGATTAGAAAAAGCACTTGAAAAACCAGACACATTTAATCCTCCAGCAAATGATAACTTTGAAAGAGTATCAAGATCAATAGAGGTGTTGTATTCAGGTGCAAAAATATTAGGGTTAGAAAAAATGCTTAAATGGGAACTAGCTGAAAACATGACTAGGCCATTTGCCGATACCACAAGGGTGGAGATGAATTATACTATCTGTGCACCTAGAATGTATAAAGGAAGAATTGAATCACTTGTAAGTCGTATAACAGGGTTTGCAGATATGATTCAATTAACGCATTTAAAACTGCAACAGGTATTATCAAGAATGGTGCCAGATGGAGTATTTGTGGATGTTGATGGATTAGCTGAAGTTGATTTAGGCAATGGCACAAACTACAATGCTGCAGAAGCATTAAATATGTATTTCCAAACCGGTAGTATTGTTGGTAGATCAATGTCACAAGATGGTGGCCAGAATCCGGGTAAAGTACCGATTCAAGAATTACAAACATCGTCAGGTAATGCTAAAATAAGTTCTTTAATTAGTACTTATCAATATTACTTGCAGATGATCCGTGACGTAACCGGATTAAATGAAGCAAGAGATGGTAGTATGCCAGATAGAGATGCTTTAGTTGGATTACAAAAAATGGCAGCAGCAAGTTCAAATACTGCAACACGTCATATATTACAATCAAGTTTATTCTTAACATTAAGGTTATGTGAAAATATTGCTTTAAGAATTAAAGATTCATTAGAATTTCCATTAACACGCAAATCACTTATTGAAAGTATTTCTGTTTCAAATGTAGAAACATTAAAAGAAATAGAAAACTTAAACTTACATGACTTTGGTATATTCTTAGAATTAGAACCTGAAGAAGAAGATAAAGCACAATTTGAACAAAATATTCAAGTGGCTTTACAATCAGGAAGTATTGATTTAGAAGATGTAATTGATTTAAGACAAATTAAAAATCTAAAATTAGCTAATCAATCTTTAAAATATAAAAGAAAGAAAAAATTAGAAAGAGACCAAGCTAATCAACAAGCAAATATACAAGCACAAGCACAAGCAAATGCTCAAGCTTCCGAAGCGGCAGCATTAGCAGAAGTACAAAAACAACAAGCATTAGCACAAACAGAAATTCAAATATTGCAATCTAAATCTCAATTTGAAATACAAAGGATGCAGCAAGAATTAATGCTTGAGAAACAAAAAATGGCTCAAAAATTTGAATACGATATGCAACTTGCTCAAGTACAGTTAACAGTTGCGCAACAAAAGCAAATGCAAGCCGAAGACCGTAAAGATCAAAGAACAAAAATACAAGCCACTCAACAATCAGAGTTAATTGATCAAAGAAAAAATAATTCTTTACCAAAAGACTTTGAAACAAGTGATTCAGGATTTGATTTATCACAATTTAATCCTCAATAAAAATACATTAACCAATTTTATATTATCATATTATGTCAGAACAAGTAAAACAAGAAGGGGAATTCAAATTACAAAAAAAGAAAACCCCTATGAAAAAACTAGATAAACCTAGTGCTATTACAAAAGTAGATTTACGAACAAATAAAACACAAGAAGATGCCGTTCAAATCGAAAACACAGATGAAAGCGTGTTGGGCAGCCAACAACCCGAATTGGGATTGCAAGAAATGGAGCAAGGAAACGAAGAACATAAAACAGTTACCGTTCAAACTCCAACCCAAGAAGAAGTAACAACTGTAATTCAAGAAATTACTCAAGAAGAAGTTGATACTACAACCGCTGAACTTGTTGAAGAAGCAAATAAAGCACTAGAAATACAAGAGAATACCGGTAAACCATTACCTGAAAATATTAATAAACTTGTAGCTTTCATGGAAGAAACAGGTGGGACAGTAGAGGATTACGTAAGGTTGAGCCATGACTATTCAAGCATTGACAACGAGGCTTTACTAAAAGAATATTATAAAAAATCAAGACCGCATTTAGATTCTGAAGAGATTGAATTCTTAATGGAAGATGAATTTAGTTATGATGAAGATTTAGATGATGAGCGAGACATCAGAAAAAAGAAACTCGCATTTAAAGAAGAAGTTGCAAAAGCCAGAACCTTTTTAGAAGATCTTAAAGGAAAATATTACGACGAGATCAAGTTGAAACCGAACGTATCCAAAGAACAACAAAAAGCAATGGACTTTTTTAACCGATATAACGAAGAACAGGCAAACGCAGAAACACTACATTCAAAGTTCAAGAATGAAACTAAAGGTTTCTTCTCCCAAGAATTCAAAGGTTTTGATTTTAAATTAGGAGAGAAAAATTTTAGATATGGTATTCAGAACACAGAAACAGTGGCCGATAAACAATCAAACATAAACAACCTGATCAAGAAGTTCTTGAATGATAAAGGTGAAGTTACGGACATGAAAGGTTATCATAAAGCTATGTATGCTGCCGAGAATGCGGACACTATTGCAAATCATTTTTATGAGCAGGGCAAAGCCGATGCTATTAAAGATATTGTTGCAAAGTCCAATAACATATCTACAACCCCAAGACAAACATCTACAGGCGAAATATTTGTTAATGGATTTAAAGTTAAAGCAATTAACGGTGTTGATTCTTCAAAACTAAAAATAAAAAGTAAATTTAACAATTAAAATTAAAAAATTATGGCAAATGTAACGCCTACGTTCGGAAGTATTACTCCGTCCCAGAAGCAACAAGCTTTAAACACAAACTATTTGAATTTCACGGATCCAACTAATCCTGATTTTTCATCTTTCGCACAACAATATTTACCTGAAATCTACGAAGCAGAAGTAGAGCGTTATGGAAACAGAACTCTTTCTGGATTCTTACGTATGGTAGGTGCTGAAATGCCAATGACCTCAGATCAAGTTATCTGGTCAGAACAAAATAGATTACACGTTGCTTACAATGATGTAGAGATTATTGATGGAAATACAATCAGCATCCCTGTTGATCTTACTCCTGCTGATCCTGCTGATTACGTAGCTAATGTATTATCTATCAATCAAACAATTGTAATTATGAACCCTACTACAGGTGTTGAATTAAAAGCAATTGTAACTAGCAAACCAACTCCTGGTGTTGGAACTGTAGACGTTGCTTCTTATACAACCGCTGCTTTAACTCCTACATTCACTGCTGGTGACTTAGTTAAAATCTTCGTTTTTGGTTCTGAATATGCAAAAGGATCTACTTTAGTTGGAGACGATTATCAATCAATCACTCCTTCATTTACTCAATTCTCTAACTCTCCAATCATCATCCGTAACAAATATACTGTTAATGGATCTGACACTGCTCAAATTGGATGGGTAGAAATTGCTACTGAAGATGGTGCTAATGGATACTACTGGTATTTGAAAGCTGAATCTGAAACAAGATTACGTTTTGAAGATTACTTAGAAATGGCTGTTGTTGAAGGTGAATTAGCTGCTGCTGGTTCTGCTGCATTAACTGCTGGTAAAAAAGGTACTCAAGGTTTATTCGCTGCTGTTCAAGAAAGAGGTAATGTATTAAACAACTTCTCTGCTGCTGCAGGTTTAACTGAATTTGATTCAATCTTGAAAAACTTAGATACTCAAGGAGCTATCGAGGAAAACATGTTATTCTTAAACCGTCAAACATCTCTTGACTTTGATGATATGCTTGCTGCATTATCTTCTGGAGCTGCAGGTGGTGTTGCTTACGGTTTATTCGAAAACTCTGAAGAAATGGCATTGAACTTAGGATTCTCTGGATTTAGAAGAGGTTCTTACGATTTTTACAAAACTGACTGGAAATACTTAAATGATGCATCTACTCGTGGAGCTGTTGCAAATTCTGGTATTGATGGAGTTCTTGTACCTGCTGGTACTTCTACTGTATACGATCAAATCTTAGGAACTAACATCCGTAGACCATTCTTACACGTTCGTTATAGAGCTGCACAAGCTGACGATAGAAGAATGAAATCATGGGTAACTGGTTCTGTTGGAGGAGCTTATACATCTGATCTTGATGCAATGGAGGTAAACTTCTTGTCTGAAAGATGTTTATGTGTACA